TTGCTCTTGCTGCTACTAACAAAAGAAGATTTACACAAAAAGATGCTTTACGATACATTAAAGATCACTCAAAGTCTTCTGATATGACCTTTAATGCAAATGTTACATGGAGTTCTTTAGATATTGGGTTGAATGTTAGACTTCCATTGTTCCCAGATTTGAGTTCAAATAGCACTGCTTATACTATGGGAGATCAATCCACCTGGTCAGGTACTGGGAACTTATCCCAAGATAGGGCATATTGGGGTAAGGCGTTACCTGCAAGTTTTGTTAATCATTCACCACCAACAGGAAATGTTGCAGGAAACGGACCTGTTGGGATGTTTATCAACAATAGAGACGTACACATATATGAAGGAGATAGGTTATATCTTACATTTCTCCCAATTGCTACCAGAATAAAAGTAACTACTGCAAATACTTCATCTGGGTATAAATTTACAGGGGCAGGAAATATTCTTGCTCAACATTGGGACAGACACTTCCAGTCATTTAATCCAGAGACGGGTTATTTGCCAACAATATATTTGTGTCAAGGAGATGATTTAACTATTGATAATAGTGATCACTATTCATCACATCCCCTCTACATTAAGACTACAAACAGCGCCGGAACTGCTAATGCAGTAGCAGGTGTTGAGTATTTAGATTCTGATGGTGATGATCAAGGTGTATCTGCACAACCGTATGTTTATTGGGCTCCTATTAATGCTGCTGGCACATATTATTACGTTTGTGGAAGTCATCCCACCACGATGTATGGACAAATTGTAGTTTATGCCAGAAATGATTCAACAAATGGTCTGGCTAAAACACCATGTTATATTAAAACTGCACCAGGAACTGGAACTGGAAATCAAAAATCTGGAGTAGAAAATCAAGGATCAGTTACTAATGGTGCCGGAAGTGTACCAGCTAATGATGATCGACTTAGATGGATAACGTCTTCTGGAGATGCTGGTACTTATTATTATGCATCTTCCACAGATTCATCAATGGGAGGAACTATAACTGTTCATTCTTTAGGAGGTGCAGGTACTAGTTTTGATGGTACTAGTCAAGAAAATAGTCCTAATAAATACATTTTATGTGAATCTGATAGACCTTCAAGTGGTGTAATCGAAGAGGAAGTTGGAGAACGTAGAACTTCTGGTGTTACATATCCTAGAAGAACTACAATTTTTTCTGGATAAATAAGTAAAAAAGTCCGTCAAAAATGGCTGCCATTATAACTGATCAGATTAGAATATTAAATGCAAAGAATTTTGTAGCAGGAATTACTAATGAAAGTAATTCCTATTATTCTTTTATTGGTCTCCCAAATCCAAGTGATTATTCATCCACATGGGATGATTCTCCACCCTCACCAAAGGACAATTTTGATGAGGAGAATGATTATTGGGATACAATGATCGCTCTCAAGAGAATTAATACTAGTGATGTAAGGCAGGTTGTTCCTAGAAGAATTTGGTCTTCTGGAACTACCTATGACATGTATCGCCATGATTATAGTAGATCAAATACGGCAGTTGTTTCTGGTTCGACTAATTTATATAATTCAAACTTCTATGTCCTGAATAGTGACTATAGAGTTTATATTTGTCTTCAAAATGGAACTAACCCAGAAAATGGATCTGGTAGACCATCTCTTGATGAACCAACATTTGTTGACTTAGAACCAAGAGCAGCTGGAACTAGTGGAGATGGATATGTATGGAAGTATTTGTATACTATTAAACCATCAGATATCGCAAAATTTGATTCTACTGAGTTTATGCCAGTTCCAACTGACTGGAGTACCAGTAATGACACTGCTCTCGTCAGAGAAAATTCAGTAGACGGATCAATCAAAACTGTCATGATTAAAAATCGTGGCGTAGGATTAGGAACTGCTAATGTTACATACACTAGAGTCCCTATTGAGGGTGATGGTACAGGAGCAGAGTGTACGATTACTATCGACGGTGATTCAAAGGTTGATTCTGTAACGGTTTCCTCTCAGGGTCAGGATTATACTTTTGGATCAGTTAATTTTGTAGGTGGTGGAGTTCCAGTTGGAACCACTCGACCAGAGTTTGATGTTATTATGACACCTCAAGGTGGACATGGTGCAGATATCTATAGAGAATTGGGTGCATATAATGTCTTGATGTACACAAGAATTGAAAGTGACAATGAAAATCCCGACTTTATCACAGGAAATCAGTTTGCTAGAGTTGGTGTTGTAGAAAACCCACTTTCTCCTGCTGGCGGATCTGTGTTGACTGTAGACAAAGCTAGTGCTGTCACTGCATTAAAATTAGTTGGTGCTGGTTATAGTGAAGCAACATTTACTGCAGATTCTCAGGTAATTCAAACAGTAGGAACAGGACTGACTGCGGTTGGTAGAGTTGTAAACTATGATCAAAACACTGGCGTTTTAAAATTGTGGCAAGATAGAACATCTGCTGGATTTACGCCTGCAGGAATTGGTATGACAAATCCTACATATGGATATGTTTTGAGAGACTTTACGGGCAGTCCTGGTAGTGGCGGAGCATTGACAATTACACCATCCACAGGATTGCAGTTAAGTATTGATAGTACTTTTAGCGATAACAAAACGACGATAAATAATCGTACATATTATCTTGGAATGGATTTTAGTAGCGGTGTTGCTTCTCCAGAGGTAAAACAGCATTCTGGTAATATCATATACGTAGATAATAGACCATCTATTACAAGATCGTCGAATCAAAAAGAAGACATAAAAGTTATCTTGCAGTTCTAAAGAATTATGCCACAGCAGACGAATTTAAACGTAGCACCATATTTTGACGATTTTGATGCGACGAACGATTACCACAAGGTGCTTTTTAAGCCTGGATACCCAGTTCAGGCAAGAGAATTAACTACTCTGCAGTCAGTTCTGCAGAATCAGGTAGAAAAGTTTGGTCAGCACTTCTTTAAAGAGGGTGCTAAAGTAATTCCAGGCAATACTGGTTACAATAGATTGTATTATTGTGTCCAACTTTCAAACACTTTCCAAGGAGTTCCTGTTGAGGCGTATGCAGATCAATTGGTCGGTACAACTATTACAGGAGAAACCTCTGGAGTTACTGCCGTTGTAGATAGTGTTCTTCCTTCTGCAGATTCTGAAAGGGGTAACCTGACGCTTTACGTGGCGTATCTGGGATCTTCAACTACAGATAATGCAACTCAGACATTTTCCAATGGAGAATCTTTAACCTGCGATCAACCCATCTCATCTGGATTACTTGGAAATTCTGTCATTGCTGCTGGAAGTCCTTTTGCAAATACCCTTTCATCTTCGGCATCTGCGACTGGATCAGTTTTTCAAATTGAAAATGGTGTATATTTTATTCGTGGATATTTTGTAAACGTAAATAAAGAGTCATTAATATTAGATCAATACGGAAATACTCCTAGTTACAGGATAGGTCTCTTCGTTAACGAGGAGATTGTAAATTCAAACGCTGATGAATCCCTAAATGATAATTCTCAAGGATTCAATAATTATGGTGCTCCAGGTGCAGATAGACTTAAAATTTCAGTAAGTTTGTTTAAAAAGTCACTCGATGACTTTAATGATGATAATTTTATTTTATTAGCAACGGTCATTAATGGTGTTTTGCAAACACCACAAAGAAGAGGTAGTGCTAGAGGCGATGGTGCTGTTTTCTTTGATGATCTTACAGATGTATTGGCAAGAAGAACTTATGATGAGAGCGGACATTACATTGTAAAACCATTTAATGTATCTATTGTCAACTCTTTAAATAATAATTTAGGAAATCAAGGATTATATGAAGCAGGTCAATTTACTGCTGCAGGATCACCACCTAGTGATGATTTAGCAGTTTGTAGAATATCTCCAGGAAAGGCATACGTCAAAGGATATGAGATTGAGACTATAAGTCCAACTTTTATTGATGTACCTAAACCAAGATTTACAAAAACTATTGAAAATCAGTTTTTACCATATAATACTGGACCAACATTAAAACTTAACAGTGTTTACAGATCTCCAACTGTGGGTGTTGGAAATACCTTCATTTTAAGTCTTAGGGATCAGAGAGTTGGTTTAAATTCAGAAACTGCTCCTGGAGAAGAAATTGGTCTTGCTAGAGTATTTGACTTTAGATTAGAGTCTGGATCATATAATGCTTCCTTCCCTGCAACAAATGAGTGGGGAATGTCTATGTATGACGTTCAGTTATTTACAGAATTGACTGTAAACCAAGCAGTCACTTTAACTGTACCATCATACGTTGAGGGTAGTAGTAGTGGAGCAACTGGATTCTTAAGAGCTCCAGTTCAAGCAGGAACAGCAGTAACTGTTTATGATAGAAAAGGAGAATTTGTCAAGGACGAAACTCTCGTTTTTAGAAGTGGAATATCAACACAAACAGAAACAATTAATAGAACTGTAAATGCGGTAAATTCCTTTGGAATTTCTGATGTAAAAGCAGTATACTCAAATACTGGCGTTGGGGATGGACCAAATCAGAGCAATGTTGTAGCAGGAACAGCTAAGACGTTTAGTGCTAATGTTATACAAACTCCATCACTCACAGTAGGAGTTGCTTCAGTCACTAAACTTAGTGCTGGCATTAGTACAATTGCTAGTGCAAATTCTCTTTTTCCAGGCAATATCAAAGTTAATGATTTGCTTCAATATTCTGATCTCTCTAAATCAGAAGATCCAATTATGGCGAGAGTTGTGGGAGTCACGACTACTCAGGTAACTGTTGCAGGCGTCCGATCGATCGCTGGGGATGTCAACGGAACACTTCCATCAGCAGAAGGTTTTTCTGCGTCCGACCTTCAAGTTGTTTCAACTGCGTTGGATCCATCATCTGATAATACTTTCTATACGGAACTTCCACAAGAAAATATTTCAAATATAGATTTAACAGATGCTGAGTTAACTGTAAGAAAAACATTCAATGTTACAATTGCAAATGGTCAGTTAGATTCTACTAGTCTTACAGCAGTAACTTTACCTGCCGGAGAAACATATCTACCATACACTGATGAGAGATATGCGATACTTAGAGCTGATGGAGTAACTGAAACCTTAAATCAAAATAAATTTACTTTTAGTGCAAGTTTAAGATCAATTCAGATTAGAAATCTTGGAGTTGATGGAGATGCGACTCTTATTGTTACCGTAAGAAAAGCTGATACAAAGGCAAAGAAAAAAATTAAAAATAGAGTCAGATCTTTGGTAGTTGATAAGTCAACCAATCCTTCCTCTGGAATTGGCACTACAACTGCAAATGATGGACTATCGTATGGAGATTATCCATTTGGAACTAGAGTCCAGGATAAATTAATATCTTTAAATGTTCCTGATATTATTGAAATTCATGCAATTTATGAGACATCAGATGTAGCATTAACTAATGATAATTTTGGTGCTCCAGAAATGACGATAAGTCAATTAAATGGACCATCAGCTAGCAGTGCTGATATGACCATTGGTGAATTATTTGTAGGTCAAACAAGTGGTGCGGTTGCTGTATTTGCAGAAACTACAGATGCAACTGGTATCAGATATCTCCCCAAAAATAACTTTAAGTTTGTAGAGGGGGAAACTATTATATTCCAAGAGTCTCAAATTCAAGGTTTGGTTGCCGAGTTGGCGACAACTTCCTTTAATATCTCATCCAACTATGTTTTTGGATCAGGTCAGAAAGGAACCATATACGATCATGGATTCATGACCAGAAAGTCGGATTCCGTTGCTCCTAGAAGTAAAATAAAAGTTTACTACAAGAGTGCATCATTTGATACCTCAGATGATGGAGATATTGTAACTGTAGAATCCTACAATGACTTCAATTATTCTACAGAAATTAAAGCTGTAAATGGTATCTTGAATACTGATGTTATTGATTTGCGACCAAGAGTCAGTGAATATACTGTTGCTGAGGGATCTAGATCTCCACTTGAATTTTTCGGTAGATCTTTCAATGGTGTAGGAGATTCTGTTCCTAATATCTTAGCATCTAATGAAACTCTTTTCCTAGATTACGCATATTATCAAGGTAGAGTTGATAGATTGTATCTTCATAAAGATGGTAAATTCCAAATGAAGTTTGGAACTCCATCTGATGATCCTGTAAGAGCAAAACCAGAATCAGTTGATAATGCTATTGAAATTGCAGAAATTAGATATCCACCTTATCTGCATAACGTACAACAGGCATCTATTAAGTTCCTGAAGTACAAGAGATTCCAGATGAAGGATATCAAGAGACTGGAAGATAGAATTAGGAATCTTGAGTATTATACACAATTATCAATGCTTGAGAGTGAAACTGCAAATCAGTTTATTCCAGATGCAAATGGTCTTAATAGATTCAAGTCTGGATTCTTTGTTGATAATTTTACTACCTTTAGAACTCAAGACTTTAAACTTGGTAGAAAGAATAGTATAGATCAAACTAATCAAGTTCTTAGACCCAAGCACAATACAAACTCCTTTACCTTACAAACTGGACCAGTTGTTGATGTTGATCCCACAGAGGACAAGAGAACATCGGCAGTAGAAGGACTTAATGTAAGGAAACAGAATGATATCTTAAGTTTAGATTATTCTGATGTTGAGTATATTAATCAACCCTTTGCTACAAGAACTGAAAGTGTAACTCCTTTCTTGATTAGTTTCTGGCAAGGAACTCTAACGCTAACACCTGCTTCTGATAACTGGGTTACAGAAAACAGGATGAAGGCAAAGACGATTGATACTATTGGCAACTACTCTCAGATTATGTCTGAGGCAGAAGAGAAATATGGTGTCGATCCTGAGACTGGATTTGCTCCTGAAGTATGGAACTCTTGGGAAACTAATTGGTCGGGTACGTTTACAGAAGAATCTGGTACTCAAACTGGATCAACATCATCTTCAAGAACATTCGGTCGTGGTGGATGGATTAATGGTGGATCTGGCGGACCTGCTGCATGGGTTAGACAGACCACTACTCAACCAATCGAACAAACTACAGTTGACACTATCGAAAGTGGAATTAAAGAAAGAACTGGTACACAATACCAAGTTGTAGAAACTTTTGAGCAAGTATCTGTCGGTGACAAAGTTGTTAGCACTGAAATTATTTCTACCGTAAGGTCAAGAAATGTTGAATTTTATGCAGCAAACTTGAAACCAAGCACAAGAATCTATGCTTTCTTTGATGGTAAAGACGTAACCAAATATTGCGTCCCCAAGATCATTGAAATTAGCATGGAAGATGGAGTATTTGAGGTTGGTGAGACTGTAGAAGGAAGAGTTCTTACTCAAGGTCTGGGTGAGGAAGGTAAGGATACTAATCCTAAAATTAATTTTAGAGTCGCTCAATCAAATCATAGAAGAGGCGATTATGATTCCCCAACAGAGGTTTATCCTGATAATCCTTATGTTAATGGCGGAGTTATTCCAGAGTCGTATTCTTCTACTTCAACTATTCTGAACGTAGATACGTATTCTCTTTCAAATCAACCACAAGGAGATTTCTTTGGATATATTCAATCAGGAATGGTCCTTACTGGAAAGACAAGTGGTGCAGAAGCAAAAGTAACGGATGTAAAACTTGTAACCGATAAGTCATCCGCTTTGGTTGGAAGTTTCTTTATTCCAGATCCTGACAATAAAGACAATCCATCGTTTGAAACTGGAACAAACACCTTCACTTTGACAAATGATCCAGATAACGATCAGGATGCTGCTACTACTGTTGGAGAAGAGGCATATCCAACTTCAGGTATTCTTGAGACCGTTCAGGAGAATATTCTTTCCATTAGAAATGCGAAGATCGAGCAGAAGAAATTATTTGAAGATGAAATTGTCAACAGAACTGTTGATACAGAAATTGTCTCGACAAGAAACATTGGAGCACCATCTACAAGTGAAGCGATCGTTGGATGGTATGACCCACTGGCACAATCATTCTTAATTGATAAAACTGAAGATCCTGCAGGTGTATTCATCACTAAATGTGATGTATTCTTCCGCACAAAGGATGATGGAGAAACTCCAGTTAGAATGCAGATTAGATCAATGGAGAACGGTTTCCCAACCGCTAAGTACTTCGATCTTTCTGAAGTTCTTTTGTATCCTCAGGATGTTAATGTCTCCACTGACGGATCAGTTGCAACTACATTTGAATTTGCAGCACCAGTATACTTGGAGGGTGGACAGGAATATGCGATTTGTTTGATATCAAACTCTACCAAGTATAGTGTTTACATCTCTAGAGTTGGTGAAAATGACATCTTGACTGATGCATATATTTCTAACCAACCAACACTGGGTTCCCTATTCAAGTCCCAAAATGCTTCTACTTGGGAAGCAAGTCAATGGGAAGATCTCAAATTCATCATGTACAGAGCAGATTTTGCTGAATCTGGAACTATTGATCTTTATAATCCAAACCTTTCTGAGGGCAACAAAACTGTTGCCAAATTGATGGAGAATCCATTAAATGTTTCTTCTAACACAATTCGTGTTGGACTTGGAACAACTGTGGCCGATGATCGTTATGTTCTGGGTAATACATTCTTCCAAGGAACCAGTTCAAATCAAACTGCTACAGGAACTCTCATTGGTGTTGCTGCAACTGCTGTAGGAACAATGACGATCACAAATCCTGGAGTTGGATACACACCAGCAGACGGACAACTGACTTATTCATCCGTAAATCTGGTTACAATCTCTGGTTCGGGAACAGGTGCTAAGGCAGAGGTTACAATTAATGATGGAGTTGCTATTGCAGCAACCATTAGTCATAATGGTGGAGGAACTGGATATCAAATTGGTGATGTGTTAAGTATTGATACTACCGCACCTACATCTTCTTCATCTCTTGGTGGATTAAGTGTTGGCAGAAATGCTAGATTAACACTGACTGGAATTGGTCTTACATCTCAATTGATATTAGGAGACGTTCAGGGTGAATTTATTACTGGTGCTGCTGGCACAATTCGTTTCTATGATGGCGCGGGTGCTATTAAAGAATTGAATAGTCAACATGGTGGAGACGTTACTATTAGTGCTACAGGTATTACCACTATTTCAGATGGTTTGCATATTAAAGTTAATCATGTGAACCATGGAATGAATTTTGAGGACAATTTTGTAACGATTTCGGGAGTTCTGCCTGATGTCAAACCTACAAAATTGACTGCAGCATATGATAAGTCTTCTACTGATCCAATTCAAGTCTCAAGTGGTACAGGTGATATCTTTGCTACCTTTGAAGGTGTTGGAGTTGGTGCAACTAATACAGGTCTTCTTCTTATTGGAGAAGAGATTATTGAATACACAACTACTTCGGAATCTTCCATTGGAGGTAATATCTCTAGAGGAACAACTCCTAAGTCATATCCTGTAGATACTCCTGTTTATAAGTATGAACTTGGTGGGGTAAACCTTTCTAGAATTAATAGAACACATGATCTCTCAGAGGTAACTGTTGCAAATCCAATAACTTTGGATTCATATCACATTAGACTTGATATGTCTGAGAAATATGGAGCAAGTGGTTCAACAGACAATGCTGATCGATCTACTGGAGATGGATTCCCCAAACTCTTCATTAATGCATCTAGATCTACTGGTGGAGAAAATATTACTGCTACTAAGAACATTCCATTTGAAATCATTAAACCATCCATTCACCATGTTTCCGTTGAAGGAACGACAATAACAGGTCAAATGAGAACTGTATCGACACAAAGTATTAGTGGTTCCGAAATACCTTATGTTGATAAAGGATTTGAAGATGTTATTCTCAATACTAACAATTATCTTGATAGCACTAGAGCAATCTTCTCTAAGGTTAATGAAGATCGTAAATTGAATAGTATTGAAGGCAATAAGTCTTTGCAACTGAGATTATTCCTTTCATCAACTGATGCTAAGTTGAGTCCTCAAATTGAACTTAATAGATGTAGTGTTTACGCTGTATCAAATAGAGTTAATGCTGAAGTTGATGATTATGCAACAGATCCTAGAGTAAATACTCTGTTTGAGGATCCTAGTGCGTGTTCGTACCTCTCTAAAGAGATTACACTTGAGAATCCAGCATCTTCAATTAAAGTAATAACAGACGCTCACATCCCTGCTGAGTGCGATATTAGAGCATTCTATGCAATCAGTAGTGGTCCTGGATTTGAACCCATATTTGAACCATTCCCAGGATACTTAAATATTAATACAAGAGGTCTTGTTATTGACCCAGAACTTAGTGATGGAAGAACGGATGTTCTTGTTCCAACCTCCACCAAGAGGGGATATGGTGCATCTGATACCGACTATAGAGAGCATGTATTTACTATGGATAACTTGCCTTCATTCAGATGTTATAGAATTAAGATTGTGATGACATCAACGAATCAGGCATTAGTTCCTATGATGAAGAACCTTAGAGTTCTTGCGCTTGCTTGATATGGATATCTATACCGTGAAAGGACATAAGGATCTCGCAAGAGATCCTGAAACCAATACCGTAATCAATGTGAATAAAGTGTCTTACGATCAATACGTTGCTAGTCGTCAGGCTAAAAATGAAAAGAATCAGCAGATACAAACTATTGAGGATGAAGTTGCTAGTATTAAAGACGATATCAATGATATCAAGTCGTTACTAAAGGAGTTAATCAATGAATCCAGATGACATAGAACTAAAAAACTTATCAAAAAGTTTTGCGTATCAACAGATTGCAACTGATATAGATAATTGTGATGATCGTGAAGTTCTAAAGAATATCGCAAAGTCTTTTGCAAAACTTTATTATAAGCAACAAGAAACCATGTCGGTAATAGGACTAGCAGATGCCCGATAAAAAAATCCAATTTGATGATCTTGGAGCAACATCAAGAGTAAATTTTGATGCCAACCAATATTCAGATAATTTTTTTGGATTTAGGGTAGTTGGTGCTGGAGATACTGCTATTAATTTGACTGGATATGGATTTACTGGATCGATAAAAAAACATTCTGGTGCAGGATTGACAGCAACCGATACAATTAGTCTTGGATTTAATACAGAGGGTAGAAGTTCTGGAATTGTGACGGCTATAGTTACTGCTGGGGTCAGTACAAACTTCAATAAAAACTCTCCAAGATATACTTACGAAATAGATGTAACTAATGAATCAACAACAAAAAAGACAAGAATTGTTAGTGGAGATATTAATGTAAACGTAGGAGTTACTGAATCCGATATTGGAGAATCCTTGAAATGTATTGCGGTTATTGATGAATCTGATGGTGGCACAACAGTTTCGGTTACTGAATGGCAAGAGTGGAGATTATCTTTTCCTGAAAGAGAACATTACATCCTTCAACCAACCTCTACAGGGATTGCTATTACATCAGATTTAATGTCTAACGCAGTTCAAGCAGTGTATGATAGTGGATTTGATGATGGTAGATTAGTTCAGGGTGTAAATAGAGATGAAGGTAATTCTGAAAATAGATCTGATTGGTTTGGAATAGTGGGACTTCAAACAGGAGTTGATACTAGAATTGGATTGTTTGTTGATGTTTCTGGTAGTATGACTTTATCAACAGTTCAAGCATCATATAATAAATTTTTATCTGACTGCTCATCTGCTGGAATTCAAATAAATCCACAAACAAATGCTGCTGAAGATTGGCTTGAACCATTTACAGGGATACTCTAATGGCAAAACAATTAGTAGATGTAGATACAATAGAAAAAGATATAATCATCCCAAAAGGGGTTGATTACGAACAGTCTTTTACTATTACTGATAAAAATACCGGTGCTGGAGTTAATTTTAGTGGATTTGCTTCATGTAAAGTAACTTCTAAATTTAAACAAAATTTTGAAAGCGTTTCTTTTGCAGGAACATTTAGCTCTACTTTTACAGGTTCAGGAGTTGTTACATTATCACTAACAGATACTCAAACATCAAACCTATCCATAGGTAGATATTTTTACGATGCTGTGTCAACTTTAGAGTTTAAAACTGGCGCAGATGAAAATTCTGACCTACAAACTGTGAGACTGGTTCAAGGTCAAATAATAGTAGAATAAATACACATAGGAAACTGGTGAATAAATGGCTCAACCAGCAAGTAGATCAGAATTAATTGCGTACTGTAAGAGGCAGCTAGGTGCTCCTGTATTGGAGATTAACGTTGC